GTACGCGCAGAGAAAGCGTATGAAGAATCAGTAGGGGGTGACCACCCTGTCTTTGAAGGCAACGTGCGTATAGAACTCATGTTTAAAGAGGACTGTACGTTCGTGACCATAGTTCCAGCTGATGAGAACTGGTCAACCAAACTACGTGGTGACATAGATAACTACATCAAGCTTGCGTTGGATGGAATCCAACGCGCAGGAATCATTGCCAATGACAGGCAAGTTGTACAAGTAGACGCGATAAAGGTATAACAATGAGCTTTAAGAACGAAAAATTTGAGCGACGTTTACAAACTATGGGTGACATAGCTGAAAGAAAATTTGAAGAAGTAAGCACAGCTAATTATGTGCGCTTTGGATTAAACAGACCACCTCTCAGAATGTCATCCTTACCCCCACTAATACGATACACACCCGACTATTTAACAAGTGAATGTTTCGTAGAGGTGCAAGGGTTTGGACAAGATCAGACACTCAAGCTTAAACTAGACAAGATGGATGCTTTGCGTAAATGGGCAAAGGAACATCCTGTCAAACTGTTCGTATACGATTCACATAAAGATCGTCATGCGTATATAGAGCTAAGTGATCTGAACAAAATGTGTAAGCAAGCAAAAGTAGACAGCTTTCCTGAAGGGAAAGAGTACTACGCAATACAATCAGAGGTGATCTGGCTTAATGAGCAAGCGGGAAATACTGCGTGATCCAGTAGAATACGCTTGGCTATTTGATTTAACAAACACAAAAGGTCAACCATCTACTGCAATAGAATCAATACAGCAAACAGCTGCACATAAAGAACCTCGCATATCAAAAGAAGAAAGGTTCTTATTACGTGAAGCTGTAATAGAAGCTGTCGAATCTCTAGATGCAGAAGATCTATGGATAGTAAACGCTTTACTATTTGAACGTCTCAGCTTACGACAAGTCGAACGTATATTAGGTACACCTAAAACTACTTTGGCTCGTAAGCGTGACAAAATTCTCGTAGAACTACGAGAGAAACTATTAGAAAACACTTTAGTGAGGGAGTATATAAATGGAGGACAATCCACTTGACAGAATTAGCCCAATTCATTGGGATCATTCTGTCTTATTACACGCAGATAGAATAGACGCATACAGAGAACAAGGTGTCAGACATCCTGCGTACAGAGATGGCGGTTTACTTTTCGCCATGCGATATGAATACGACCAGTTCTGCAAAGACTGGTACCAAGTAGTACTTACGGAAGATGAAGTTAACGAAGCCCAACATGTAAATACCAGTTGGTTTCATGCAATGGCTATCATGGCTTTAGATTATGCAAACTACTTAGGTTACGACTACGAGATGCCAACATGTGAAGCTCTGTATCCCATGATGCGTAAGAAACAAGAAGATTATGGTTATGCAAACCATTCCAGATTCGGGCGTGACGGTCTGATCGTGCGGATGCACGACAAAATAGCACGCTTAGAGAACCTGATGAACACAGCAGTTCTCGGTGAGAATGATGGCATACCCAACTATGAAAGCGTAGTAGATACGCTCTCAGATATTGTTGGGTACTGTCTAATAGGATGCCTGCTTGAAGCAGGAGAATGGGAGTTACCTCTTACAGAGGATCCTCTTCCGATTCTTCCATCACAGCAGTAGCACGCATAATCAGTTCAGAGATGGTAGTGAACACATAGTTATGCAAGGGACTGTTTTCAAAATCCCCTGATAATGCTTCAGCTGAGAAAGCCATAGCGTGTTCAAACGGTAGCACCAGTAGCATCCCAAGATGACTCTCATGCCATACTGCGTGGTTACCGTTATCCATCTCCAAACTGTGCGATGTATCTTTCAGAGTGTCGTGGACTTGTGACGCTATATCGTCACCCTCATACGTAAGCCATTGGGCAAACTTCTCATCCACTTCCTCTGAGTTCATTTACTTAACTTTATCCTTAGCGTAAGTCTTAACCACCGACAGAGCCGCAGCTCCACCTGCAACAGCGGCACCCTTAAGGGATGCCATGTCACCTAAAACAAATATAGCTAAGAACGCTTGACCAAAAGTCCAAGCTGCTCTCTCTAGCATGTCTCCAAAATTTTTCATACTGTCCACAAAACCTTCCATGTATCTTTATCTATTATCCTATTTACTTTCATTGCATAATTCGATTTGAAATTCTTAACCGCATCCCCTGTTTTTCTACCGAAGATACCATCAACTTTCAAATTAGCTTTGGTTAAATCGTTTAACCTTTTCTGTGCAAGCTCAACAAGCTCGCCTTTAGATCCTCTCTTAAGTATGCGTGACACTAAGTACGCATTACCTTTATCAATAATATATTTCTGAATAGCAGCCCAATCAATAGCCACATTCACAGGTGCATCACTGTTATCCATGCCACCATGAACCCAGTTGGTTAGAGTTTTGCCAGGGCATGTAGTAGATGAGAAATCTTTATGACATTTAACCCATAGGTGATCGCCATGTTTTTCGCGTATTGCCCTGACAACGGTAAGAATTGTCTCTTTACCGAGAGCTGTTAGTTCTTTATCTGAATCCCCTACGTATGAAATCGAAATAGTTTTCGAGTTCTGCCCATAAGTAGCGGCACCTTTCTTCCAGCCTCTGCCTTCAAAAACTTCTCCGCTTTCTCCAGATACCAACCAGTTGTAAGCGATTGAATCCCACTTCTTAGTCTTAACATGGTACCTGTCATGTCCTCTCACACGGTCCCACGGCTTATCTGAGGGTCCTGTGGTGTGATGAATGACTATCCCCACTATTTTCCGCTTGAAACTCTTCAGCGGTTTACCAGAATCTAAAGCGCCCCAATCACTTCTGCTTATATACTTCATACCTTAAGGTTACTCTGTCCCTACTGGTCACCTTCAGCTGCTTGCTGCAAACTACGCATATCTCTCATCTCATCCTGCATCTCATAGAATTTAGACCGTATTGTACGTTCCTGTTCCTCTTTGGTGTTGGTTCTCAAACCAAGACCAAAGACAAAAGACATCCAAGTAGACAAAGTTCTCTGCTGATACCTCTCTTCACTCGGAAATAACCTACGCATATCAGAAAAGGTAGGTAACATCTGAGCCATCGCGTGCAAATCATGGTCACGCATCATCCAAATATCATTCTCTTTAGTAGCCAAACCAACAGCCTGCATCATAGGCATAAGCAAAGGAGTCTTATAGAAAACAGTAGGTACCTGCTGGTATCTACCATCAAACGTGTACCCCTTCCACAAATTCTGTTTAGCGTTCCACTCGTAAGGAGCTTTAACAATAGGTGTGAGTTGCGTGCCTAAAGTACCAACCGCAATTCTTGCACGTTCAGCAACAGACAAATCTGTTCTGAACTGCAACATAGGATCAATCATTTCAATCGGAGATTTGAAAGGAAGATCAGGAAGAACAAACATGTTCTCACCCTTGTATTTAAACGGCAGTTGGATACCACCCTGCCTAATAAAGTAATCAGGTATAACCCCAGGTTTCTCCTGACCTCTCTCTATTTCCTTCTTAGCTTTCAAGTAAGCAGTCATCTTCGCAGGATTCCTGCCTATCTGCTCCAACATTAAAGGAAGATTCTTCTTAGTCCACGTGTAGAAAGGAACTAATCTCTTCACAACCCCACGTTCAAAGCCAGACAAATCATCGTAATCAAAATGAAACTTGACTACCGTATCGAAAGCTTCATCAGCCATGCCTCCCTTTTTCAGCACATCAAATCCCATGACACCACGTATATACGTTTCAGTGCCAACACCTATGTTGCGTGACAAACGCAACGGTGCGTTACGAGAATCTAAAGGATTGATAGAAGAAAAGTTGATACGCCTACCTGCAACTTTAGGTGCAGAAGCAAACTCGCTAGTAACCTGACCTTGAGAACCGCCCAGTATATTAGCCTCACTCATCTGACGGACAATATCTAAATGCTCTTGGTTGACATCACCCCATATTTTCCTAGCAACCATAGCTTTCTTCATGTCCTTAGCCCTCTTATCAAGCCCCATACGTAAAGCCTCATCATGCTGGAAACGCCAATAAGCACGTTGGAACTGACGGTAACTAGAAATATCCACACCATGCAAGTAGTTCATAAACACACCAGAGAAATAGTTCCTCATATGGAACCCAGGTTTTAAGATCATGTAACCCTTAAGCAAGTTATGCAACTTGTCGTAATGCTTTAAGAAAGCACCGAATCCACCCTGCGCTTTGAACCTAGTCACAGCTGTCATCGCTTCAACAATCTCTTTCGGACCCTGAGTGTGCGAACCGAAAGGCATGAACCCACTCTGCCACACACTCTCCATTACTTCCTCAAAGTTCTGTGTACGCGTCAATGGGAAAAAGAATTTATCGTCGCCTACAGGTGACAAAGTAGATAAAGCATCAGC